TCATCCTCCCCTATCACCCCCCTCATTCTTCTCATTTTGGCCACCCCCTCCTTCCGTCCTTGGGTCTACCCTCTGTGCGCCGTCGCTTTAGCCCCTCTCTCTCTTCTCTCTCTGTCAATTTTTTTTTTTTTCAGACAGAGAGAGAACCCCCGAAAGAGGCCTCGAAACGAGGGCAGATACGTGCCATCCCCGGACACCCGAAGGGGGGAGCTTTAATGAGAGGAACCAAGGGCTCTTCAGGGATTTCCCAGGGATATACCAGGGATGCATGAGACGGCCGACGAGATGCCAAGGGTTTGTTAGCGCGAGCGTTAGCCAGGGAATTGGGCCTTGGCCCTGCGCCTTTACAGCCTGTCGGCCTATGACGTCCCTGGCTAACTCGATAAACCTACCACATCCCCTTGCGCTTGCGCAATGCGTCACATCGTCGCGGCCCTCCTTCTCGCCACCCCCGGGGCCAAAAGCCGAGCTTGAGGCCCGGCCCGGGGCCTTGGACGTAATCCACGATCAAACATAAATAGGAATAAAATCCCCGTGGCAAAAAGCCGCATTGACATGGCCAGGCGGGGAAGTATGGAGTCACAAGGGGGCACATCAATAATATTGTACGCTATCAATGCTGGGTGTAGAGTGCATCCCTCATAGGTACCTAGTTGACTTTCAAACCTAGACGTGCTATTATGGTAGAATGAAAATTCGTAGCCTGACCGAAGACGAAGTCCCGAAAAAGGGCCGGCCGAAGGGAGCGGTCGCGAAGATCCGTGCGGTGCATCACCTTGTCGCGCAGCTTTACGCGAAGGGGATGAAGCCGACCGAGATTGCGCCTATCGTGAACCGAACATCTGCGACGGTCAGGAACTGGCTCGATTCGCCCGCTAACGCCGAACTCGTCGCGCAATACTGCGGAGCCGAAGGCGAGCGGATCACTTCCGAGATGGAATATCGAATCGCGCTTCGCAGGAAGACTGCGACGATGGCCTTGGAGAAACTCGCGGAACAACTTGAGGCCGATGAGATCGATGCGCCTCGGACCCTCCTCGCGATAGCCGCCGATGGGGACGATCGCACAGGCCTGGGCCGGCAGGAGACCAAGGTCAACCTCAACATGGACCTCGGGGCAAGGCTCGATCGGGCCATCGAACGGAGGGAGAAGTTAATCGAGGGAAGAACAAACGTGGTGGAGCTGAAAGCGGTGAGGCGGCTATGACGCGCGAGCAATGGCGCAAGCACTACCGTCAGCTTCGCATCATCCGTCGCGAGGCGTGGAAGGCTTGCCAAGATATGATCATCTTCGGCACTGGAGCGGTTAAGGTCGGGGCCGATGTGCCAGACCTCATCCAGTACGTGGCGATCCGAGACCTATTCGAAGGGGCGCAGCCTTGAACGACGAAGCCCTCCTCGACTGGCTCGCGAGCGTTAGCGCTGATCCCCACGCCTTCGTCCTTGGCGCTTTCCCTTGGGGCGAAGGAACCCTTCGCGGAGCCGCGGGCCCGGAGGCTTGGCAGGTCGAGGTCCTCGAAGCGATCCGCGACGGGCTTCCAGCGGAGCAAGCAGTGCAGCTGGCCACCGCCTCGGGCCATGGGGTGGGGAAGTCTGCGCTTAGCTCTTGGTTGGTCTTATGGGCAATTTCAACCTTGCCAGATGCCCGTGGGGTGGTTACCGCCAACACCGAGACCCAGCTCCGCACGAAGACCTGGGCCGAGCTTGGCAAGTGGTACAACCTCTTCATCGGCCGCGACCTCTTCCGCCTTTCGCCAACGGCCATCTTCTCCGCGGACCGCCAGCGCGAACGCACTTGGCGCATCGACATGGTCCCTTGGAGCGAACGCAACACCGAGGCCTTCGCAGGCATGCATAACCAAGGCCGGAGGATTCTCGTCCTCTTCGACGAGGCCTCGGCTATCCCAGAGATCATCTGGGAAGTCGCGGAAGGAGCCCTAACGGATGCTGACACTCAAATTATCTGGGCCGTATTCGGCAACCCAACGCGTAACACTGGCCGCTTCAAGGCCTGCTTCGATCCTGGATCTGTTTGGAAGACTACCCGAGTCGACAACCGCACCGTCTCCTTCACTAATAAGGCCCAAATCGCCCGATGGATTGCCTCTTACGGCGCCGATTCCGACTTCGTTCGAATCCGAGTCCTAGGCCAATTCCCGCGCCAAGGCGAGATGGAGTTCTTCAATGCGAAGGAGATCGACGCGGCAATGGCTGAGGATCGGGAGGTCGTCCCTTTTGGCGCCTTGGCATTGGGGGTAGACGTAGCGCGCTTCGGCACGAACTTTTCTGTTATCTTCCCTCGACGAGGGCGCGACGCAAGATCTCTCCCGCGACAGCGCTATCAGGGAATCTCGACCGTGGACCTAGCGCAGAAGATCTCCGAAGCTAATCGAGAGCTTCGCGCGGATGGGATCCTAATCGATGGAGGTGGAGTTGGTGGAGGCGTCGTCGACCAAGTTCGACACCTCCAGCTCCATTGTTTCGAGGTTCAGTTCGGGGGCAAGCCGATGAGGTTCTCCGAGCATGATACGCAAGGCGAGGTCTACGCGAACAAGCGCGCTGAGATGTACGGGAGCCTCCGCGCTTGGCTCCGCTCTGGGGCTTTGCCTAATGACCTCGACATCCGCAAGCAACTCCTCTCAATCACTTACACCTTCAACCCGAAGGATGAGATTATTCTGACCTCGAAGGAGGTGATGATGCGGGAGGGCAAAGAATCCCCGGACGATGTCGATGCACTCGCAACGACTTTCGCCTATCCTTTGGAGGCCAAGGCGGTCCGCTTCGGTGGCTACCCGATCGAGGTTCCGCAGGACCGTGGGGAATACCACCCCTACGCGATGCTTAAGAGCGATTATAATCCATTGGAGGCCGCATGAAGCGAGAGGGCACGAAGTTCGTTTGTGAGATCCCAAAGGGCTACGAAGGCTGCGTGCTTAAGCCCTTTGGTGATACTATCCTTCTCGCTCATCCTGAGCATCCGCCTTTGATCCTAAAGGATGGAGTCCTAAAGCCGTTGGAGGCTGCATGAACGAAGAGATGGAACTATTCCTGGAAGATATGGCCGCTGCGGTGATCGCCACTATCTATATGGAAGACGAGGAGTTGGGGGCGTACTTCGCGCGCAATGTAGGCAACCCAGATAGGAACTCTTGGTCGTGATCTCCACCCCTCCTCCGCCGCAAGCTCCTCCTCCCCCGCCGAACCCGCCGATGTTCGCCCAGCAAGCCAAAGGCGCGGGCTCGAAGGCGCAGGTAGGCCAAGGTGGATTCGCCTCGACGATCCTTGGCCAGAGCAACCCGAGTAACACTGGGCAAAAGACTTTATTGGGACAATGAGATGAACGCTCCCTACGACTTCGCTCGCGTCTGCAAGACCCTCGCCGATGACGCAGTCCCGCGAACCGCTGAGTGGCATAAGCGTCTAGCCGAAGGCCCCCAGCCCGTGCTATCCAAGGGTCGGATTATGAAGGACGAAGATCCTAAGCGCGGAGCTACTTCGCCCTTGGGCGGAAAGGTCTGGTAATGCCCACCGTCCCAAAAGACAATCGGCGCTTTCCTTCCGCTATAGCTCAGCCGACCGAGACCGATCTCTTCATGGCCCTCGCCACCATGAAGGAACTCGGGCGCTTACCCACCTTCGACGAGCGCTTCCGAGGCCAAGACCTCTCTGCTCTCCCGCTCGATGTCTCCGCTAAGGGCGGCCCGGTCTACGGCCAATTCAAGGGTGGCGCAAATCGAGCGGAACGCATCCCCTCTTCCGAGAAGGACGTAATGGACCGCGAAAGCATAGGACTCTCCGGTGGCAGCCGCTAACTCCTACGGCACGATGCAGCAAGCTGCGGCCTTCGGGAACCGCATCCCCGACGACCGCGAACTAGCCCTCCGACGTCATCAAGAGCAGCGCCTCCTAGGCCTGAGAATCAACCGTTATTCATGGTGGGTGCATGCACGCGAGCTGGCCGATTTCTACCTTCCTCGTCGATACAAGTGGCTCATCACCCCCAATCAAATGGGTCGGGGGAGTCCCATCAATCAACACATCTTGGACTCAACGCCCACTATTGCCGCACGAAATCTCGCTGCTGGAATCATGTACGGCATATCTAACCCGACTGCGCCTTGGTTCCGCCTCGCCTTCGGCCGAGTCAACTCCTCCCAGACCGGCCCCATAGCGATCTACCTCCGTCAGGTCGAGGAGATCCTCTTCAATATCTTCCAAGAGTCGAACTTCTACCAAGCCCTCGCCATCCTCTATTTCGATCTCGTCATCTTCGGCACCGCCTCGACGATCATCTACGAGGACTTCCGCAATGTTATCAACTGCGTCAACCCTTGTTTTGGGGAATTTTATGCCGACGTCAACGCCCAACTCAACCTCGTTGATGTGTTTTACAGAGAGTTCACATATACAGTTCAACAGGTTGTGGAACGATGGGGCTTGGAGAATGTTTCTCCGTCCGTTGGATCTCTCTATCGTAATCAAGGCTCCGGCCTCACACGGGAGGTAGTCATCGCCCATGGAATCGAACCCAACTACGAGGCCCGAAAGTACGGAATCCCTTCTCACTTTAAGTATCGAGAGTGCTATTGGGAGTGGGGAGGCTCTGCTTCGCCTCAAGGTGGCTCGACCTTCGCTCCTGGATTTCTTGAACAACGTGGCTTCTATGAAGCTCCTCATATTACGCCCAGATGGGACACTGTTGCTAATGACGCCTATGGGCGTAGTCCAGCAATGGATGCTTTACCTGATTGTAAGCAACTCCAGCTTCAAGTCCGCCGACAAGCCCAAGGTATAGACAAACAAGTCAATCCTCCACTCCAAGCCGATCTCCAGCTGAAGAATCAGCCCGCCGCCCTTATCCCCGGAGGAATAACCTACATCGCTGGTCTGCTCTCCTCGACCGGTGGAGGCATGCGCAGCATCTACGAGCATCGCATCGAGCTCCAAGCGATGACCGAGAACCTCGCCCTTCTCCGCGAACGCAACAAAGAGATCTTCTACAACAACCTCTTCCAGACCATCTCGCAGTACCAAACGAGGTCCAATGTCACAGCTCAAGAGATCAACGTCCGAAAGGCTGAGTCCCTCGTTATGCTGGGCCCAGTCATCCACCGTCTTCAGCTGGAGCTTCTTAGTCGAGCCGTCGATCGAACCTTTGGCATTGCTGCCAGGGGCGGTCTACTACCTCCCGCTCCCGCTGAGCTCCAAGGCCAAGACCTCACCATCCAGTACATCTCGATGCTCTCCCTCGCGCAGCAAGCCGCTCAGACCGCAGGTATAGAAGGCGTCCTCCGCTTCGTCGAGGCCCTCGCCCCGATCGATCCTGCCGCAGCGGATAAGGTCGACATCGACTTCGCGATTGAACGCTATAACTTCCTGATCAACAACGATCCGCGCTTGATCCGCTCCGACGAGGCCGTCGCCCAGCTCCGCCAGCAGCGGGCCCAGGAGCAAGCTAAGGCCCAAGCTATGGAGGCTGCGCCCAAGCTAGCGAAAGCCGGCCTCGACGCCTCTCAGATCTCCACAGGGAATGGACAGAACGTGATGGATCAGATGAAGGGACGACGAGCCGCATGAACCTCGCCGACCTATCCGACGAAGACCTCTATACCACCAAGGCCAAGTGCCAACTGGAAATGATGAAGATGGCCTCTTGGGAACCTCGAATGGACGAGATCCAGAACCTCCAGAACGAAGTCGAGGCCGAAATCCGCCGAAGACATTCGATCTTCAATGGTTCGTTTCGAGGTGGCGTTTGACGCAGCGTGAGCCACACCATGCTGCGTCCTGGGACCTCTGCGGTATGGCCGCACTCCTCCCGCAGAGGTCCCAATGAACGACGAATGGATAGACCCGGAGCTTGCTCGTGCGCAAAAGCGTGAAGCGAAGACCGCTAAGGCCAAGGCCGCCCAGGATGACGCCACGATACAATCTATCATGTCCTCTATTGGCGGCAGGGCGTGGGCCCACGATCTTATTGAATCCTGTGGAATATTCCGCACCACCTTCACTGGTGATGCACTTAAGTCAGCTTTCAATGAAGGCCAGCGCAACATTGGGCTGTGGTTCTTGGCGCTTGTCATGCGAGCCTGTCCAGACGCTTACATTCAGATGATGAAGGAGTCCACCAATGTCCGGAGCCCCGACCTCGACCGATCCGACCGTGACAACGACGCCAATTACGACGCCTCCGGTCGATGGATCGGGGACGGCGAAGAATGATGCTCCGTCGACGGCACTTGGGGCTGGCCTTTCAGCTACTCCGCCTGCGGACCCTAAGACTGAGACACCCGTGGGTGCCCCTGAAGCCTATTCGCCTTGGAAGCTCCAGGAGGGATATGAGCTTGATACTGGCGTCTCCGAAGCCGGGTCGAAGATCTTTAAAGAGCTCAACCTCACCCAAGATCAAGCGCAGAAGCTCGTCGACTTCTATTCCGAGCATGCGATCAAATCCTCCAAAGAGATCATGGATGCCTGGACAGCGACACGCAAGGAATGGCGCGAAGGCATCGTGAACGATCCGCAGCTGGGCAAGCTAGTTGGATCGAATGGCAATTTCGGCCCCGACTCTCCGTTAGTCGTGACCTTCAATCGGGCCATGGATGGCCTGCAGAATCCCAAACTCGTCTCTGACTTCAAGGACGCAATGGAACTTACTGGCGCGGGCGACAACCCAGCCTTTGTTAAGGTCCTATATGCCTTGGCCAGCAAGGTGACTGAGGGTACTACGTACGCAAAGGGTGAACCTTCGAAGACGGCAAATGCCCGTCCCACCGCAGGTGCAGCCCTTTACCCCAACCTTCCTGCTGCATAAGGAGCCTTGAATGGCTACGACTGTTGTTGGCACAACCGCGATCACCTACGCGGATTGGGCGAAGCGGCTCGACGATGGCTACAAGATCGCCACGATTATCGAGCTACTTTCGCAGACAAACGAGATCCTCGAAGACATGTACGTCATCGAGGGCAACCTACCCACGGGGCATAAGACCACCGTCCGGACTGGCTTGCCCCAGGCCACTTGGCGCTTGCTGAACACAGGCGTTCCAAACGCTAAGTCGACCACGGCTCAGATCATTGACGCTTGCGGTAACCTAGAAACCTACGCGGTTATCGATAAGGACATCGCCGACCTCAACGGTAACACTCAAGAGTTCCGCCTCTCCGAAGTAATGGCCTTCCTCGAAGGAATGTCCCAGCAAGTCGCTGCGACGCTCATTTACGGCAACCAAGGCGTGAACCCTGAGCGCTTCACTGGCCTTGCCCCGCGCTACTCGACCGTCTCCACGACCAACTCCCAAACCGCCAACAACGTCCTCGACGCTGGCGGCACCGCCTCGACCAACACCTCGATGTGGATCCATGTTTGGGGCAACGACACGGCCCATGTGACCTTCCCGAAGGGCAAGATCACCGGGCTCCAACATCGCGATATGGGTGAGTGGCCGGTCCTCGACTCCGCTGGGAATACCTACCAGGCCTACCGCGACCACTTCAAGTGGGAGATTGGATATGTCCTTAGGGATTGGCGATACGTTGCACGCGTTGCAAATATCGACGTTACGCAGCTTACGGGCGTTAGCGCAGCCAATCTCATTAACTTCCTCGTCCGAGCTCTCTATCGCCTACCGACTGCCCCTGCAAGCGCTACCACGATCCAGACCTCCGATACCCCCCAGGTCCGCGCCAACATGGGCCGAACCGTCATCTACTGCAACCGCGTCCTCCGAACCTACCTCGACCTCCAGGCGATGAACAAGACCAACGTTCTCCTGCGGATTGAAGAGTTCGACGGGAAGCCAATCACCACGTTCCGCGGGCTCCCTATCCGGACCTGCGACGCGATCCTCAACAATGAAGCCCGGGTGGTGTAACCATGATTATCGACGCATTCCTTGCTTTCACAACCGTCGCTGCTCCGTACATCGTCGCTAATGCGGCAGGTGCAGCCCAAGACATCGGCCCTGGCACGGGTAACGTCCAGATCGTCGATGTTGGCTTGGGCCTCCAGACAACCTCCAACCCTTCTGGCC